GACAGCGATGCTGTCTGGCCCATGTTGCTGACATGCCTGTCAGCTCCCTGGTCGAGCTACAAAGTAGCGTACGACCATTTTATAATGAAACGTCCTTTCCGAGGACGTCGGGACAAAGTCGCCATTGGCTGCGTTAGCAGCCAATGGAGGACCTGACCCCAGCAAGTCAAACTGACTTCAGTCATTTCAGGGGATGACGACGGTATACGATAACAAAAGTTACCGAACTTACTAATGTAAGCACGTCGCATCCAACGAGGCGTATATTGGACAATACCCAGAAGCACTGCTTCTGACGGAAAGAATTTTCCGTGACCTTCGAAGTTAACAACTTTCGTTGTTGTACCTTCGTAGGTGGTACGCCAATATTTGACCTCTTCCCGTATAGGCACCGAAGGGAAATACTCTTGACAAAAGAGTAGATGTTCGGCGCGGGAAGTCAGTTGAGTGTGTTTCATAAATATACGATTAAGTATATCTATGTGTATAAACATCTCTTTGCTATCTCTAGCATTGAGTTTATTTATAGAAACAAACTTAACTTTGTCCAATGACAAGTCCGGTAGAGTTTTAATTCTAACCGGAGCTACGTCGTGACCTAAATAAAAGTCACCTCCACACGATTCCCGGAAGGGACCGTTAGTGAAGCTCTTTTCACGGTTAACTAAAAGACCGTAAGATTCGAGGGCGTTAATTGTGTTGTCAGCCAAGGCTGATGGGACAATTATGTCATCACCAAATACCGACATAGTCGGGAATTTGGTCTTCCTACCTTCAATATGGTAGGAATCAGGTGATGCCGCTAAGGTTATTGCCCAAAATACGATTGACTCGACGGGAAAGCAAGTTGCTGATCCCATCGGGGCGAACTTCTTCAGTGGAACGGTTGTCCCACATGGAAGTGTCGTATATTGAGTTCGGGCGCTATTCAGCGCTTCCCACCAATTAGGTGGAAACAGTAATCGGACCAAGTCCGAATGCACTCTATCACTAGCCTCTTTGAGGTCAATGGTAGCGTAACTGCCGTCTTTGCTTCCAGATCTAGCCAACTTTTGGTTGACTGTTTGATCTTTAAACGGAAGCATTAAACGGGCTTTACCGCTCGTTACAGTATCCATCAACAAGGTCATAAGACCTTGTTGTATATACATATACTCCCTTGGCTCGCAACTAATAAGGCGCGGGCCGCGGGAGTCCTTAGGTACAAACAGTACACGAGCTGATTCTGGTCCGAAAGGAGACATTATGTCATCTTTCAAATCAGTGAGATAGTCAATCTCATCAGCTTCTTTGGGCTCGTTATATAACGAGCCTTCGGACATATGGTTCTTCCCCGAAACAAAATAATCAGTAAATGAAAACTGATTAGTAAGTCTAGGGAAATCACGCATATGCATGTATCGTTTCGAGGGCTCAGTGCGACAAGCACTAGCCCCGGTACCATGACGAGGCGATATCTCTCGCGGGTCAGCTTTCGCAAGCAACCAGCAAACGAGCTTTCTAGCTCGCTTCAGAGTATCGTCCTCCTTGATATGTAGTTTATGCATATCAACTTCCGTTTGAACAAATGACGCTGATGCGTCATCAATTTGTTCGGAAGTCATGGTAGTACAAAGTTTATAAGACAAGAAACTAATCTGTCTTATAAACTTAACAGCAGCTACTCGGCTTAACTCATCGGTATCATACCGGAGGGTGAGGTCCTTATTGTAAAGGACCGCCCATGTAGAGTTAAAGAGCAACGGAAGACCGTTCTTCTTACTTGTTTGGAATCCGAAAGGAATATCCAACACACCAGTATTGAAGCTGGCGTCTAAAGCTTTCCCAAGGGAAGGCATTAGTTTAGTAAGGAACGGGAGACCTTGTGTCTCTAATCGTCTAAAGAAGACCTCGCGGTCTTTCTTAGATATTGGGACACTACAGTCGTGCATGTTTATTAGTAAGGCGCTATATTGCGCTAGGCTTTTCAACTTTTCCATAATTGTGGATAGGTTCCAAAGCCATACTGATCAACAACCGTCTATTGACGATCACAACTGTCGAATGATAATCGTTTAATAACGAGTATCAACGAATCTGGTTTATTAAGAATTTGTACTTTGAAATGTGGCTTTGCCACGCTTCTTACAAATCCACCAGACAATAAGGCCTACGAGGCCCGGGAGACCCAACTCGCGTTGGATAACCGGGGCACCGGAGTCGACAAGATGAAGTAATTCTTCCATACAAATAATATTGTATTGATTAATTTACAGACGTAAGACTATAGTCCTACGATCTTGTCTTGGATACTGGCATCCGCGATAAATTCGCGGTTATCGAGATGGAAATTCTCGATGTCAGAAATATTCTCCTTAACACTTCTATAGAGGAAACTCTTAGAGCGTGCTTGGGTAGAATAGTTGCCGTCACTATCCTTGAGAGGATAAGTGTCGACGATTTCCGTAGTCGCAGTACCATTATTCGCAATATTGCGTTTAAGGGTAACGATACGACGTCCGGCTAGGTCACCGTGAGGTGAATCTACTTCGTAAGAAGCAGTATTGTTTGAACTATCTACTAATTTGAAGATAGTTCCATTCGTTGCAGTTGTAATTGTTGTTGGCCACATGGCTTTACTTTGTTGTTGTTTTAGTTTATTTTTTATTAAATGACAGAAACATCAGCTCAAAAAGAGTGAATGCTTGTGCCGGTGATGGTAACGCTATTTTTGGATAAAATAACGTTACTAGAGGCAAGCCAGGTGAACGTTCATACGAACCTTCACTTCGCTTACCCTGTACCCATACTTTGGATACATTGTTGTGAGGTTGCCAGCCGTAGTAGTAATACAACGGAACTTCTGACGACCAAACTGTCTCGTCTTTAACACTATACCCCTCATAAACGAGGGTGTATGGAATATAATCCTCTGGATTAAATTGTGCTAAGAATTCACCAATGCCGACAAAATAGTCGACGACGAACGAGAGGGGAACAAGTTCCCATGCGATGCTTAATGGTTTGTTAAGACCTAAGCTATCTGTCCACACTTCACCTATGCGACACACCCTTTTAACGGGTTTGTAGCAACAGGTTGCTGTGACAGTACGAATGCGGTTAACATCTTGATGATGACAAGCATGCCTAAAAGGCAATGCTTCGGCTTCATCAATAACCGTATTATGCGCTACCAATTCGGCTTGTTCAAGCCGTTCGATCTGACGATCGATGTGGTCTGCGACCGTCGCTAATGACTTAAGGTCATTAATAAACGGTTCGATCGCAAATTTGCGTATAATATCCGCAGTTACAAGTATGTTCAAAGATTCCTTAAGAGGTTTCTTACGAACAGCTTTTAACTGTTTCGCGGTAAGTTCTTTAAAGAAGTCCTTACCGGTCATTCGTTTCGTAAAGCCATCACGAACTATATCGGATACGTCCTTAAAGTCTCGCAATTCGCCTAGGAAAACTCCTAAATCGAATTGTGATGCTTGGACACCGAGTTCTAGTCCGCTAGTGGCACGACGAATCGCGTTCTCTGTTGAGTCACCAAGAGACGGTTTTGACCGTCTTTGGTACCAAGGGCAAGCTGCAGTCACAGTAAATGACGTGTCAATTGTAGTATTTCCAGAATTGGAAACTACTTGACCCGCTGTTATAAATGACTGCAAAGGGTGTAACATTCTGGTCCAACTATGTTGAACCGGATTGTATCCATCCTTGTTGCCTACGACGTCTGTAATAGACTCCGTACTAGATGTATCTTCACTAAAGGAGGCAGAATTAGTCCAGATTTGATTCCAGGGCAAACGTGCCGTGGGATCATAAGGAGGAATTGGGAGACCGTCAAAATAAACGGTTTCCGTCCCTTCCTTACTAATGCTGGACAAAGCACATGATGCTTTTCTGCCTGACTTAGGTGTAGACCTTGATCTAGTTCTTTCTCTCATTTCGAGTAGCAGTTACAGCAGGCATTATTG